GATGAATCGCTCGACCATAGCCCGATAACCAATGGTTGTGATACCTTCGATTTCAGCCACGTTGTCAAATGCGATATATTGCCCCTGGTCGTTGATAGCGACCATGAAATAATCACCAGCCTTGTAGCCCTTCCCCAAGTGTTTGTTCGCCCAAGCTGCGCCAGCAGACGGGCCAGAGAGGGTATCGTATTTGTCGAGGTTCTTCTTGAGCTTGCCTCGCATGAAAAGCTGGTCGCCGTCCATTCGTCCAGCGAGCGTTTCCTCAATGATGCCGATAAGGTTCGCATCAACAACCTCCTGATCCTCTCCTTCGAGCATAGCGTCAAGCGTTGTTTGCATGGCGGTCTTCATCACGGTCGGCATTCTCGACTGAATCAATTCCAAGCCCTTGAGGTATGTCTGCGGCTCATGGTATGAGCCATCCGTCCATGACACCTTACAGGCGTAGCGGTTCTTCGCCTTGATGAAGAAGGCCGAACACCACTTCTCGAACTCGGTGACGATGGGGAACATTCGCTCGTTGATCTTCTCAAGGACGGCGACACCGGCCTCTGGCGTTTCGACATCAACAAACACCGAATCGGTGTGTCCATACCGGCACTTGTGACCGTATTCCTCGCACAGATCACGAAGCTCAAACAGGGTTTGTCGGCTGGTGAAAGTGATAGCTGCGGCTATGTCGGGGTGGTACATACCGAACTTCGAGTCGCCGCAGATGCCGTAAAGAGAAGCGACGAGCGATTTCATGGCGTGTTGCATAGCGTCCCAGGTCGCTTTGTTCTCTGGGTCAGCCTTCATCATGGCCTTGTATTCGTTGCGTTGCTCGGTGAGCTTGTCCATCGTGCGAACCAGCAGCCCCTTCTTGCCCTGCGTGAAACATGATCCGTTGCCGCAGTCCACACCCTCTTCGCTTAGGGTGTCCCATGAAATGTTGTATTTGTCGGCGTTGCTATGGTACATGGCCTTCACGTCCATGATGCCGACATTCGGATAAATGCCTGGTGTTGGCTCTTGAATATCTGCGCCTTCGTAGTCCACCTTCTCGAACTGTGGCTTTGATGGGATTTGTCGGTCGAACTCCTTGTCCTTCAAGAACAGGCTCGTAGCCAGCTTGGTGACATGGGGCGTATCACGGAAGCGGATTTGACAGGCATGGGACAAGGAAATGAAATGCTCGCTCACGTTGAGCAAGGCATCCAAACGGGGCATCAATTCCACATCAACCAAGTTATAATCGAGGTATGTCCCGATGTCCGAATAATAGGTGTCGTGGCCGTCTGGTAGCTCCACCTTGCGTTCCTTGAGAGCTTCCCATGCGACGTTATCAAGCTTCTTTGAGGCAAGCTGCCCGTGTTTCAGCACCCATAACTTCTCGAAGCCTGTCATAAGGTCAAGGCAAGCAATACCTGGTATCGGCTGATCCCAATCCATATATTCGTAGCGGTGCTTCTTGTAAGGCGAGAGGTCGCCAGGGTTCAAGCCACACACCTTCATGCGTTGCGCTATCTGCTTGATGTCAGCGAACTGCAAAGCCCAACCAATTATCATGTCGGGGTCAATGCGGCGCAGATACGAACAGAAGTGTTCGATCAAGTCCTTCACGCTGCTGAAGGCCAGCAGGTGCGGGTGATAGTCAATGTGCGTCTTACCTTCTGGGTGATTCTTGCAGTCAATCCGTTGGTGCATACCTGCGGGGATTTCCTCATGCTGCACCCATTGATACATCTTGCCGGTGTACGAATCGAACAGGGCGAGGATGGTGATTTCACCAGATTCGGTTTTCCATTCGCCGTCAAGGTACACCTTGCGCCATCGGTATTGAGGAATGGGCTTGTCGAGGTCAGCAAGGACTCGATTCGGGAACGGCATATTGCCTTCCCACGTCTGGACACCGGCGTTCTTGACGAATGATTTCATGTCGTATGGATCGCCAAAGGTGACTTTCACCAAGTCCTCACCGTAAAGACCGGTGAAGCCTGGTATCGCCGTGATCCATTGTTTCGGGATGCGTTGAGAATCCTCGACGGTGATGAAGCAATACGGCTGAATGTCCTTGACCTTCTTTATGATGCGTTGGTTGTTGTCTGGGTGTCGGTAGCGAATGGCTACGGTTCTCCCTCTCAATTGGTCGGCAAGCATGACAAGCCCACACCAAACCGCATTATAAGGATAATTGTCAAGGTTGGGCTTTTCGTCCTCGACTTCGAGAAGGAATGTTGTGCTGGCGCAGCCAATACTGAACCGTCATTGAGCTAACCCCGCATTCTTTGGCGATGTCGGCCAGGGTTCGATTCTGCGTGATGTACGCAGAGAACAACCATTCGGGGTCTTGATAGAGAGGATCAGTCGGTTGGATGCCGAACTTCGCAAGCAAAAATATGTCGGATTGACAATTTTCACAGGCTTGAACAATTCTCGATTCGCTCATTGGGATTTCTAATTGCTTGTCAAAGTGAACGTGGTTCCCGCAGCTCGGACATGATACTCGCATGATTATCACCATTGTAAGGGGTCATATAAATGGTCGGTCTAACGAATGACTTTCTTCTTGCTATGTCCAGAATCACGCTTCTCGCATTCAAGGCAGATCATAATACCTGTCCCTTCGAGGTGAAACAGAAGCGGGGTGCGCTTGCCGCACCTGCCGCAACGGTCGTCGTCCCTGTCGGTGAATGGGTTCTGGGGCATACCGAACCTCACATGAGGATTGATGCCTGGAACACATACCCGTCGCCCCAAGCGTCGAGGATCAGGCGAATGCCTTGTCCTTCGGGTCGGAAGTCAATGAAGTGCAATCGGATTTCACCGTCGAGGTGCTTCAGCACGTTCTCAAGACCGCCTTCAAAGACGGCTTCCCATGCCTCGACATCATCGGCGTTGGCGAGTTCAAAGCTGGTCGTCGTCAAGCCCTTGAGTTCATCACCCGTCGAAACGGTCATGGTGGTGTTCTCTGGGTCGTAAGCCAGCTTGTAGCGGTTCAAGCGTTGTCCGTTCATGTTGTCGCAACGGAACGCCTCAAACAGCTCGGTTGAATTGATGGCCCAGGACAAGAAAGCCTTGCGCTCTGATCCATCACGCAGCTTGTACGCGCCGTGTTGGTCGATCTGTCCAGCAAGGCCGAGGCTCTTTGCTTCCCATTCACCGATTGTCTCGGTCGAATGAGGGAAGGCCAAGCCGCCTTCGTCGCTGATGATGGTCGTCTGCTTCGTCCCAGAATAGATGCGGAGCTTTGAGCCTTCGAGGGAGAGGGTCAAGTCCTTGCCGTGAAACTTGAGAACACCGAGCAACCGGTCAATGTCGGGGATGGCGATTTCACCCTGGCCTTCGCATGGGATTGAGAAGTGCGAGAGGGAGGTCTTGCCGTCACGAACCAGAGAGGTTGTGCTGCATCGTTCATTGTCTGCTCGAAGGACGCAAGCAACGACTTGGGATTGGGGCTTACCAGCCACAACCTGCGGTCGCTTTGTCAATTCGAGAAGTCGGGTCAGTCCTGTGTTTGATACGGTCATTGTCATTTGTTTCACCTTTGTTTCATTTTCATACAAGCCTTACAGTCGGGCTTGGAGTCGGAAAAATCCAGCTCGCATTCTGGGCGAAGGACGAACCCTCGACAGGCTACGAGCCAGAGGTTGTGGAACGGCTTAACCACATGAAGCGGCCCGTTCTCCGTGAGTCGAGCAGCGTATGGCTTGTTCACGCCAAGCGTCATAGCAGCCACCACCAATCGCTCAATGATTCGCCATGCTTCTCTGCGAGGCGTTCAGCCAGGCTATAACAGGCTTTTTCGATTTTGAGAAGGCGGTCAAGCTTCCCTTGAAGCTCATCCACTTCGCCTTCAAGAACCTCAATTTTCTTCAAGAGTTCTTCGTTGGTCGGGTCTTGCTCGGTCATGTGGATCACCAACGTAGTTCTTCAATTCCCGTGAACTCAACCTTGCCGTCTTTGACTCGGAGGACGGTGCGCTCTTGACCCACCAAGTCCATGCCTTGTCCCTTGACTTCTTCGATTCGAGCCTTGATAGCGAACTCGCCATCAGCCAGAGTCTTGTCAGCGTACACACCGGCGGAAGAATCAGCTTTCTTCTGGTAGCGTCCCATGAACAATTGCTGGCTGGCGAGGCGTTGTGTGCCGTCCACCCAATCGGGCTTCTCACCGACCTTCATCAAGCCCTTCGAGCCGTTGCCGAGGTCAGCGAATTGCTTGTCGTCCTTGAGGTGGAAGGTGAAGAACACCTTGTCCACCGGCAGGCCGTGGACCCTGGTGATGGTGTCGCGGAACAATTGGTTGCGGGTGCGCCATTCCT